TTTTTGAATAGCGCCATTCTTGTCCATGGAAGCTTTCTGATATGCTTCTTGCAACTCCTGACGGTACATTGCAGCCTTACCAGCGTCTTGCTGTTTAGCCTCTTCCCAATCAATAGAGTTATACTGTGCTGTAATAGCTTGAAGCAAACCTTCGGATTCAATTACCTCTTGACTTATAGCCGATACTCCTGCAGCAGATTCTGACTTCATTTGAGCCATATCTTGCTGGAATCGTTCCTTTTCCTGACGAAAAGTTGTCTGTTCCTCTTCAAATTGTTGATGATTACGAACTTGTTCGATATATTTATCTTTCATCTCTGAAATAGTGATAGGATCATGTCCATCACTCATAGGAACTTCCAGACTATACATCTGCTCTGGTTCAACATCTAAGTAGTTCGCTATCTCCGTGATAGTTTTAAGAGTCTCCTCCTCTGAATTATCATCGGATTGTTCTATATCACCCGTATCATCAGTAACTTGCTCATCTAATATCTCTGTCGATTCGCTGGTAGTTACCTGATCGTTAGTATCGTCAGTCTCCTGATTTGGTATCTGGTTAGAATCGTTTAACAACTCTGTTACTCGATCCGTTACAGATAAATTTCCACTAGTTTCCATCACTTGTCTCCAAGACTTTTAAGTTAAACTCACTGACAATTTCGTCTAGAATTGCCATCTTATTAAAAAGAACCTCACGTTCCTCAACGTTGGTACTGTTTTTCCACTGATCGAAGATACTATTCTCCATAGTCTCTTTTATTTCACCGAATAATCTATTATTCAGTAATTCTCTGGCGTCTGACGTTCTACTCACTGGCCAACGTCTCGCTTGTTTGTTTCTGAGCTGTTACATCAATACCCATTTCTAAAAGTTTATTCGCTGTATCTTGATATAATTTCTCATATTTAAACCCTAGTTCACCGGTCTTATCATGCGCATCAATAACCGTTTGAAGTTCCTCAATCTGATTCTTCATCGTGCCGTTTTGAGCTTTAAGCATTTCGGCTTGGCCAAGGGCTATTTGAAGATCTGACTGAACCTTAGTTACTTCGTCTTGCTTTGCTTTTTCCTGTTGAGCTTGCTGACCATTCATCTGCGCAGTTTTCTGTGCTTCAGGACTCTTGGGATTAATCCAATATCTCTCAGTATGACCAGTATTCGTTGCTCGTACAAAGTCAGATAAGGTATTATATACGTTCTGATCAGATGCAAGAATACCGTTTTTACCTTTATCAATAAGACCCATCTGAGTCTCTAACACCTTTGAAAGGCTATCAGCACGACGAATCTTCTCGCCAGGTGATGCAGCTACATTGATATTAACCTTCTCTCTTTCAAGCCAGTCAGTTGGATTTGTTTGTTGCCACTGATTCTGAACTTTAAGATTTATAGGATGAGGAAAGTAATCCCTAGACATCTTATGTACTATAAGATAAAGACTCTGTATTAATGTCTCACCGATAGTAGTGGTAATCATCGATGCCATCTCTTCTTTCGAAGATACTAATCGCTCAACACCATGGGCTGTTTCGGCGGATACTTGATTCTGTTGGGACTGCATATCGAGAGACGCTCCAACCTTCTCAGTCCGTTGTCTGTCGAGATAGTCCAAAGCCTGTATACATGATGGACCAATATCATCTACGGGGATAGGAAATACTACTTCCCTTGGATCTGTCTTACACTTCAAAACACCTGCCGGTTTAGAATCGAGTACAGAATCTGGATCAGATATACCTTTAATATTAACCGCCAAACGACGATTGTTATTGTGATTAAGATTATCCCAATACTGACGTTTTACAGCTGTCTTAGAATCTTGGATGTCCTTCAATTTATCATAAAAAGACAGCCCAAGAAATCTGTGAGGCATGATGAAGGACGTTCCTGCGGCATACGAAATACAACTAATAGGTCGATCAACCAAAAGTGTTCTACCGGCTATAACTATATTTCGTAACTCTGCATATCCGTCTCCATCCGCATCTACTCTAATATCTACATCAATAACCTCAATAGGATCAGTTTGTTTCTGAGAAGAATCATGATCTGATTCACTACTAAACTGATTACGTACATGATCATCAGATCGTGTCGAATAAGATGTAGCTGGAAGATCCGCAACAGCATCTGCATCGAATCCCATATCAATTAATTCATATCTACGGATAATGAATCTTCGCCCTGCAAGACCGCAGTCCTTAAGATTGATAGAATCTTGATCCGATATAAAGAGAAACTGCTCTGGCGGGACAGAGATGATTTTCAACTTCCGTCTAGATGTTATACGATTAAGTCGAATGTCATGGAGAGTCTCTATACTAACAACACCGATACTATCTACGCCTAAGTCACCCATGTCGACATCGATATTATCACTGTCGTATTCATTCTCTTCTAGAATGGCTATTTGCTGGCTATCAGACTGCGGTTGGAGAACTTGATTGTACTCCATGTCCGATAAACCTTCGTATTCCTCATATTTGATATCTAAATCTTCATCAATAAAGACTCTGAGAATGCCATTTTTAGATACTAAAGCGTCTTTTACAGCTTCATATATGACTTTATACCCATCGTTAAAGTTAAATATGATGTTGTTTACAGCTACAGATTCCAAGTGGGCCTGCTCTTCATCACCTGAGGACGTTGCTTGGAAGGATGCTAGCTCACTAGAAGCAAAAATTGGCATTATTTGCGCCAATACAGCCTCAATTGAGTCCTGAATAGACGAGTCTACTACCTGGGAACGTCCCGGTAACTCTGTACCGTTGGGGCGAGCCATATAGTAGTTAAAAGCATCGTTCCGTACTTCAGCAATAGTATCGTCTTGCCCAGAAGACTCTTGAACAGTCCTAATAACGAAATTTACAAGATCCTCAGAATCCATAGGTGTATATTCTACACGTTCTGAAGGTTGTTCAACCTCTTGGGGAATTCTTGCTACTGGGTTATTCATTAAAAAAATGACCTAAAGCTAAGACGAGGTCCGCTTCTTCTATGTGGAATTGGAAGTGCACGTTCTTTACGACTAGGATCACCATACCATGGCATTGTCTGCATATATTGCTGAGATTCTGACTGACTAGGAATTCCTCTATGATAAGGTGCATTTCCATACCCCATATCATTAGGTTGTATATAATCACCATATTGATCTACTGGTTTAGGTTGACCTGTCATCCATGGATTCTTCTTTTCGTACTCTGATGTATAGTATTGATCTGCATATTCTTCGTCAGATAAAGACGGCGGAAATTGGTCTCTAACACGTGCAACTTCTTCTGGAAGTTCTAATGGAAAATGCTCCATTGTGTTATCTCGTGTCTTCTGGTACCTAGCACGAAGGTCGTTGTAGTCACCAAATAGTTTAGAGAGGTCCATTACACAGCCGCTCTATCTAGGTCAGAGTAGTCGAGATCCCAGGCCTGTGTGTCGTTACCAAGGAGTGTATCATCTTCACCGGCACCAAGCATCAGATACTGTCCGGCTTCACAGATATGGGAGTATCGGTTTTTATCTGGCTTATCAACGAATTTCTCATCTCCGCTGACCTGCAGGCGACGATATTTGTATCCACCGGCAAGTCCTTTTCTCAACATCTTACAGTTCGGACCTACAATAAGTCCCGGCTGACCATTAAATACCATACGGGTCATTGGAAGAGCGAAGGCTTCGCGGCGAATGACAAAGTCATTCGTGTGAGCTGGGTCGGCTGAAATACCGACGGCATCGAGTATCTCAAATGGAGTACGTTCATCAGTCTGCGCACGCTGCTCACCTGCAGGATCGCCTGTTATTATCATCTCAAATCCTCGGTACGTCGATCTGAGGTGCTGTCCTAAGTCAGTGCCGAAGTTGTACGCGCCCATGGTTACGCCATCGGTAATTAACTCATCAATTATACGCCACTGTCCATTTATCTTCTGTCCTATTAGTGCTGCAGGTGTAAGACCAAAGTCTATACCTATATGAAGAGGTTCATCTGGCACGGCTTCTATCTCGTCATGACAAAAATGCACATCGTCATTATATTCCGGATAGATAGGTTGTCCGTCCATCACCATGCCATACTTACCATGTACATAAACGTTTATCCACTCTTTGTCTTTACCCGACATCATATTCGTATAATACTTAGCCGGCAAATTCTCTACGTTCTCCGCCTCTTCACTCACACCTGAAGGCTGGTGAAAAGACATCCAATTATCAGGCTGATGCTCCTCAAATATTCTATACCACCAATGGTCTGTGTCTGGACTGTTGGTGTCCATAATAACCCCAAACCATGAAGGTCCGCCTTGTCTCTTAGATGGATATCGGCCAACACGTCCTTGTAGCATGTCCAGTACAGCCTTCGGCACTTCCTTCGCCTCGTTTATCCATCCGCCAGTCACTTCAAGCGAAAGCAACTTTTTAACATCGGTAGGCTTGTCCAAAGCTCGAAATAACACTTCCAAATAAAGCGCAGTGCCGTCGGGCAACATACTCTTTATCGTGAACGTCATATTCTGCTGCGACCAATTACCCAACGACTCTGGCACCCAATCAAACCACGTCTTGATGGTTGTGTCGACCAACTCTCTATATGTGTTCCGAATAACTACCCATCGGCTGCGTCTCACTCGCTTATAAGCGACTTGCTCCGTCGCCCGCCTCATTATCTCCAGACACATACCTACTGATTTACCACTACCAATAGGTCCTCTTATCCCTCTCACAAAAGCCTTGTCCATATTCTGAGCTTTATGAAACTGCACCAAAGTAGGCGATGCAGTATACTCAACCCTCGTCTCCATCAATCAAGCCTAATTCCTTCAGACTCAAGCTCTTCCGCTACCAACTCTCCATCAATTGGGTCGTCTATACCATGGATTAGCAGGTCCAGTGTATTAATATTGTGAGAGATACGACCTGATATGTCGATAGATTTGACCTCAGGAATAGTATATTTCAACACTGTTTTTGCGGCTTCCATTTTATGGTGGAGCGAGGCTTCTGGGTCATGAGCTATATCAACAATAGCAATAAGGGGATGGTAGTTAGGATACTTCTCTTGCACCATGGCTAAGAGTTGATCCCCTGTTTGGTAGCTCATTTCTTTTTCTTCGCTGCTTTCTTACGACCAGAACGAATGGTACCCATAATGTCATTTAGGCGAGAGTTACGTCGCTTGACAGCTGGGCGAAGTTTCGTACCACCTTTGGGGAGCTTAGCCATACTTTCCTCTACTTAGTTCCACTTCTTATCCTAATTATACTACAAGGATAACCATAAGTACATAGTTAATTTTAAGGATCTTTGCATAGGAATGACTACCATAGGTTCTTATCCACGCGCGTATATAAAGAGCGTGTGCCGTGGTGCATATGTTGGGAGTCTCCAGTTAATCCCTGGTGTAATACTATAGCAGGTCTTAACAACGTTATGCATATAAGTTTTTAATAGCTCAGGGATTAACTGGATAGCATAGGGATGCATTTGATGTATACTTTATTAAAATAAAAACGAAGATATCAAAGCTTGACAGTACGGATAATAACGTACCTATCTTAACGGCACTATGCGCTTCGGCACGGTGACGTAGTCGTATATTAGCACGTGCTTATATCGCCCCAGGAAAGCCGGGAAATTTTTACTTTCAAAGTGCTTTGGCATGAGAGGCAGAGGAATACCTATCGACCTATTCGCAGGCCCCCTGCGCGTCGCGCGCGCACGCGTAATGAGTGGCAGAGAACCTAGCGAGAGCGGTTGTCTACCACGCTGGATCTCCGGCAATCCTGCTTGGAGGCCAGTGCCGACGGAAGAGGGAGCGAGGACCGATGAACAAAAACATGTACATCGGCAGCAGAGTGCAGTATGATAGCCCTGAATCAGCAACATCGCTGAAGGGGCAACACAACGGAGCAAGAACCATGAAGACGATCAAACAAGCAGCAGCCAACCTTACCGCAGCCATCGAGATCATCGCTTGGCAGGAAGAGCGGATCACCAAGCTGGAGCAGACCATCGCAGCATTGGCAACGGCGAGTCAGCAAGCAGCGAGCCCGAGTCAGCCAGCACCGAAGGGCATGAAGGAGCGAGACTACGGTCCAAGCAGCCAGCGTAAGATGACCACGCTGATGGCACTGAGGATCCTGGTTGGACCATACAGTCGTAAGTCGGTCCGCTGGATCGCTGATTATTGCGGTCTCAGCAGGGGACAAGTGTACTCGCTGAAGGGAGGATACACCATGAAGACAGCCTGGAAGGCCGCTGAGAAGATCAAGGCACGAAGGCTGGAACGGATCACTGCTACAGTCCAGCAGGGTTAACATAAACTAACCGCTGCCAAGGATGGCGGCACAACGGAGCAAGAACCATGAAGCATGTAAGGCTGCATTACGAGACCAACGAAGAGTTGAATGACACCATCGGTGAGATGGAGATGTTATACGATGGATCGATCATCGGATACAATCCCCATGAGCAAACACTATTGTTGCTCATCCCTGATGATGCTGTTCAGGCAGTGAGTGATGGCTACGAAGTTGTTAGCATCGAGACGGTTGAACCTAAACATAACGTAAGGACTTAACGATGACACATTATGATGTGAAGTACGAAGATCTTGACAGCGAGGAAACCATCGAGAAGGCATGTGCCGATGTGAAGGATTACGTTGGAGATACAACCTACTCGAAGATGATAATCATGGCGATGGATCCTGACATAACATTGGATCAACTTCGCTTTGCTTACTCCTTCGCTGGAGTTCAGGGTTATCCGGTGAAAGCGATGTATCTCAAATACGGCGTCGTCTAACCATAGCGTCCACAGGCCGCAGTGCGAGAGTGCTGCGGCCTTCTTTTTGCGTCGGAATCCATAAATTGTGATCTATGCTTGTCGGCACTGCGCAGTGATTACAACATAATAATTACTTAAATAATTAATAAAAATCCGTTATAAAACAACAACTTAGATGCGTTTGAGATGAATTAATTACATTAATTACTAAAAAATTAACTCTACTTTATATTACTAAATATATACTCTAACTCTCTCTCTCTCTTTTCTTCTTTTCTTTTATATACTTAATGTAATTAATGTAATTAATAATTAAAATATGGTCTAACCAAGTGCCGATGTGCCGTAAGTTATTGTTTTATATACCTTTATGGTAAAACAACCTTTTCCCACATTTTAGTACTCAACGAAAACATATGGTAACTACCCGGCCCGGAAAACCCTATTTATGCCTGCATTAAAAAGTTTATACAAATTATGGTTGAGTTTAGTGCCACGTTTAATGCAAAGACATTAAGAATCTTTGTAACTAATGTAATTATTTTATTACTTTATGGTGCCAACAGGGATACAGCCTCCCACTACAGTCTATACACCATGGTGCCGATGGCTCTTATTCAATGACCGTTGAATATACCTGTGTACAAGCTGATAAACCTATGGTAATATGGTACTATCAATTGGCAATCCGCCGTTGACATTATGGAGATCTGAACATGAATGAAACCGTAAAACCTACTGATATTGACTCCCTTACAGAACAAGCCGAGGCAGCCGTACCATCCACTATTCCAGCACCCGTTATCAATAAGCTCATCCGAGGGCGCATGCCTCTTCCTCTTGTATGGAACATCCGTTTTGTCGAGCTTGTAGCCAAACCTGCTGCTGATGGTGAAGAGGTTGTCCCAATCACTGACTCATCCGTTGCCAACAAGTATTTCACTACGCCTGGCAAAATTATGGATATCCGTAAGAATGCCAACTTCAAGTACATCACGGCAGACACCACCTTTAATGAGGTTGACATCGACGCTGGTAAGGCTCAGCTAGTGAAGAACGTAAATGATGGAAAGAAGAGGGGAGCGACTGAAGCAAGTCATGATTTTACCATGGATGATGCCGCGCCTCTGTTTGCTATACTTGAGAGTCTTGTGAGTGAGACGAGTAGTGTTGATGGAGATAAGGCCGCTTATCTTGAGAAGAACCCACGCTCCAATGCGAAGAAGGAAGGGGTGACTGCGGAAGTAGCCGAAGGTGGTACTGACGAAGAAGCACCTACTGAAGCAGAGGAGACT